GAGAAAGATTGTCGGCTGTCCTCGCGTGCGCTTGTTTGGATCGTCTGCCTCTCCGTCGTGATCGGTATCATAGATGAAATTGATCTGATCAAACTCATCTCTATAGAGACGATAGTGCTCATTCGCGAGATCAAGATAACGACCGTTACTCTGTCCGAGTGAGGAGTGAAAGTCTCGGAATATGAGATACAAAGACAGATGACGATGAGCCTCAAAGAAAGACTCTGCACTCATCATCAGATACTCGTATCCCATCCCACGATTCCGAATCTTGCGTAAGATTTGATACCAAGCATCATCGATATACTGTTGATAGCTTGTCAGCGAAGAAGGACGGACGTTTGCAAGATCTGAATATGTCGCAGTCAGATCGATGTCTGAGACGACAGGATAAAGTCTTCGTCTGACGAGAGCGCACATTCTCCGGAAAAGATACTCGTCTCCGTCAATCGTGACGGTCCACTCCTGCACATATCCCTCTCCGAGATGCTCGGAGTCTGCAAGCTGCTCGGCTGAATGCGCATAAGACACAGTGCCAGACGGAGCAATCGATGCAGTCTGTCCTGTGATCAAGTCTGATCCAGTCGGCTTGATGAGAGTATATGTCGCGGCAGTTGGCACGAGCTGCGAACCATCCCGATAGAGTTTAAGCTCAGAAGTCTGAGCCTTCCCTCTCTCGAGTAATTCGATTGCTCGTATTTGTGCCGCGTATGGAGTAGACGAAGACATCGATTATTATCCCTTTATGACATCCCACCAAGCGGAGACATTAGATACACAAAGCACTCCCTCGCCTGCTGAGAGTGTTGCGATTGTGTTTGCGTCTACATCTTTAACAACGATGTTATGAGTTGAGGATGCTCTATTCTTGATCCAGAAAGAAGCTCCGTCTTTGTAGTCTGGGAGGATACAGTCTAGGCTGCTTGTATTGTTTCTAAGCAGTTGATACTGAGAATCCTTGTATGTCAAAGTCTTATTCTCTGTTATTGTCTCAGGATTGACTCCGCCCTTTTGGACGATGTGACGAGGGACATTAAACTCTGCTTTGTCTGTAAATGCCATTATTGACTCCTTTTCTTTTGTTCTGCTCGTGTCAAGTGTTTGACCACCATCTGGCGAGCTTGTGTATGTGAGATGTTAGATTGCTGTGCGACCTTCTGAGCGATTCGATCGATTGCTGCTCTTTTGTTGCTATCGGACATTGTATGCTCCAGCTCCGAGATCTTCGACTCGCTTGATTGCCTTCTTTGTTAATCGCAGCTCTTCCTGCTTTGACTTGAGTCTGTTTGCTACTTCGGGGATATGTTGATCTCTCTCTAGTCTGCTCATCGCGCGATTCATGCTGATCAGTCTGAGAGCTGCTATTTGTGGATGCGGAGGATTGAGTGCTCCTTCTCTCATGAGAGAAAGTCTCCATTGATCAAAAGCGTCCTGATCAAAGTGCTCGATAACTCTCCGGCCTACCTTTTCAAGACGAATCCATTTAGATGTGTGATAGTTACCTTTGTGCGCAGGATATACGCGCATATAGTCATGCTTGACGGGATCAAGCAGAGTCCATCCTTGATCTTGCATGTGTGTTCTCATGATTGAGCTGTCGATGCGTCCTCCGACTGCTCTGGTCCCATTGACACCGGGAGTCTCGGATACACTAGACAAGACAGGAAGCAAAAGAGGAATCTTCTCTTTTTTCTTCTTTCCATCTGTCCCTGTTGTGTATGTGTCGAACACTTTGAGCTCCCAGTTTTCGGGATTGTGTGCAAACAGAAATCGGCTGTTTGCTTTCTTTGGGATACGCGTCTGTGTTTGCGTCTTCTCTTCCCAAGGTTGTGAATAGTTTGTGTAGTCCATTTGTAGTCTCCAATAAAAAAGAGTTGGGAGACTCGCAGAATTTGGAGACTACAGAAATAAATCCTGAAGTCTCCCAACAAAGCGAATCTTTTTAGCGTGCAGAGAGAAGCTTGACTCCGCGAGCGTTTTCGATGATACCAAGTCCGAGATAAGCATGTCCCACGATGAAAGTAGAAGCAGACATCGGACGACGATCAAACTCTACTACAACCTTTCCCATAGACATGAGATCGGCTGATCCTTGTACGCCTGCAGGAATACCGTCTACGTATCCGAGAGCCATCGGAGAGATCATATAGTTGTCATATCCAGAAGAAGCATTTTCTTTGACGTACTTGCTTCTGTAGACATCCACCCCGAATAAATTACCGGCAAAGTTTTCGCCTTTAACTTCGAGCATGGACATTGAGGACTGCATGCGAGAGATAGCATTTCCTGTCTCGTTACGAAGAGAGTCTTGAAGCTCTGTCAATGCCTTTGGATCAAGTACGCAAGCGTAAGGACCGGGAGCACCGGAACCGGAGTCTGCTTGCTCAAGAGCAAAGATTGCATCAAAGAAATCGTCTACACTGAGAGTAGTTGTATTTGCTCCGGCTGTAGTTGTGAAAGCTGCTGCAGCTTCTCCTGTGAGCTCAGCAAAGCGCGCCTCGTAAGATCCTGCGATGCTTTGAGCGATACGGAAAGGATCAATGTCTGCTCCTCCGAATCCAGTCATAGAAGCAAGATCACTCATCTCATAGATGATGTATTGACGAGCTGCAACAAGATCGGCAGAGTTGATTGTCAATGCTGTTGTATTTGATGCTTCGTCTGAGATTTCAGAAGTCGCCGCAGCCATTGAGTCGTAGCCATCAAGACCGGCAAGACGTACACGGACGGTATCTGTGCCGAGGCCATTGATAGAGCCTTGGTAGCTCAAAAGAGGAGTATTTCTTAGGTTTGCATTATCTTTTATGAGGAGATTTATTTCCTGTGAGATCATTGCTGATAATCTTAGGATATTTTCCATATTGGAAAAACGAATCGGATCGACTGTAGCCATTTGAGGCCTCCATTCATTAGGGTTATATTATGAGAGTGCTGTGGGCTGCTCTGCTGTTACCGGTGCGACCGTACCCCGCTGTATCATTCCTAGTATAGCATAAAAAAGGAGAGTGCAAGTATGATTGACATTTTTGCTCGATATATTGACGGAGACTTTGTATTTGAACCAATGAAGAGACGAGGAATGAGTAAAGGAGAATACTTGAGAGCTGTTGCAGCATGTAAGCGCCTTAACGAAGACGGAATCCAGAGCTCTTCTTCTCTAGCTGCTTTTTTGCCTGATCATATAACTCCCGATCAGGCCCCTTTGTCACAGCTCCACCTTTTTGCAGAAATGAATATACACGAGCCCGAGCCCATTGCGATTGAGTCGCGCCCGGACGATGCCCGACAGCCCAAGCAGCAAGACCTCTCTTGTAAACTTGAGAAATGATTCCTTTGGAGATCCCTGTCACTTTTGCGACTCCTGCGATAAATCGCTCTTGCTGATCTCCGCTCTTCATTTTTGATGTAGCATCTCGGACTTCTTCTCGGAGCTTGGATGCGCTGAGCGTGTACTTGCTCGGCCTTGTCTTCTTCGTGTCTCCGGCTACAGGTTCGAATCTTGCAGAGCCGCTTCTCTTCCCTTCGATGCGCTTGCGAAACTCGGCTTTACGTCTCGCAGCTGTGCTCTCTCCGAGTCCTCGAGTATACTTCTTTTGTATCTTTGCTTTAGCCATGATTCACCCTCTGAAAAAGTTATTCATAGCCTGTGTATAACTTGTGTATAACTTGTGTATAAAGTTATTCATAGCCTGTGTATAACTTGTGTATAACTTTTTATAGCATAAAAAAAGCCCGACCACATCGGGCCGGGCTACACAGTACGAAACCTTAAATCTTAGTACCAGTACCAGATGATAAGACCATCTTGATCAGCAAGAGCAGAGCCGAAAGTCAAGCGAGCAACGCCTCCAGATCCACCATTCGCAGATACAGAAAACTCGTCCTCGTCTGCGGCAGTATCACCGAGAGCTGTCATATTGCGAAGAGACAGACCATTCTTGAATACGAGAACAGAGTTGATGCTGTTGCTTGGAAGAGTCTGAGCGAGATCGATAGTAGTTGTAGAGCTACCGGAGATCTGTGCTCCCTCTTGTGCAAAAGTGATTCCGAGCTTGCCAGCAGTCACAGAAGAGCTTGCGAGCTTTGCGCTAGTTACACCAGAGTCAGCGAGAGCAGTAGTCCCGACAGCACCGTTTGCGATCTTTGCAGATGTTACAGCAGCAGAGGCAATCTTGTCTGAAGATACTGCAGAAGTCGCGAGCTTTGCAGATGATACTGCTCCGTCTACGAGCTCAGCAGTGTCTACTGCATTGTCAGCCATCTTTGCATTTGTGACAGCATCGTCTGCGAGCTTGGAGGAATCGATTGCAGTAGACGCGATCTTTGCTGTTGTTACAGCTCCGTCAGCAATCTTTGCAGTCGCTACAGCATTGTCAGCAATCTTTGCCTCAAGCACAGAAGAAGAAGCAAGAGCAACAGATCCGACAGAACCATCGATCAGCTCAGCAGCTCCGACAGAGTCATCAGCCATCTTTGCATTTGAGATTGCATTGTCTGCGATTTTTGCAGATGATACAGCAGAGTCAGCAATCTTTGCAGAAGTGACAGAACCGTCAGCAAGTTTTGCAGATGTGACTCCTCCGTCTGCGATTGAGATGTCGTCTCCCTGCTTCTCCAAACCGCCTGAGACGGTCACGGAGCCTAATCCGGTAAATCTTTGGAAGTCGATGTCTGTTGATCCGAGAGTCGGAGCTGTGTCATTGATACAGACAAAGCCTTGATTGTCGTATGTGTTACCTTCGAGAGCAAAGAGAAATGCTCCTGGAAAGTCGTCGCCTGCATCCATATCTGTAGAACGAGACATTGCACTGTTGGCACCAGCGAAGACATAGACACCATTCTCAGCACCGTCTGTCTGGCCGATCAAAAGAACACGATCATCATTTGAAAGATTGACTCCGTCAATGCTTGCAGGAGCTGAAGAAATATCAACATTTGAGTCAGATACGACTCGGACATTTTCCTTAACAGACAATCCAGCTGCAACAGAATCGACATAGCTCTTATTGGGTACGTCGTTTGCATTGCTCGGAGTGCCGACCTGCAAAGTACCGGAAGAGAAGTCATAAGTATCGGTCAAGTCGAGCTTGCTTGCGTCTACAGCGTCAGCCGCGATCTTTGCAGTTGTTACTGCTCCGTCGTTGATCTTTGCAGTCTCTACAGCAGAGCTTGCGAGCTTGGCAGCAGATACAGCAGAGTCTGCGAGCTTGGCAGTCTGGACAGATGCCGCTCCGAGCTTGGCTGAGTCTACAGCTCCGTCAGCGAGCTTGGCAGTCAATACTGCTCCGTCTGCGAGCTTGGCAGATTCTACAGATGCAGCTCCGAGTTTTGCAGCTGTGACAGCTCCGTCATTGAGAGCTGCAGTCAATACTGCACTTGTACCGAGCTTGCCCGATGTGATTGCTCCGTCTGATATTTTTGCTGATGTTACAGCATTGCTTGCGAGTTTGGCGGCGATAATAGCCGAGTCGACTATCTGACCGCCTTTAATTTGTACTGATCCCATGAGAGATACTCCTATATAGTAGTTAGTTTATTACGCGTTTCTGTAGTCTCCAGAAACTGTTAAGTCGATGATTCTGCAATGTAGTCGACAGTGATATAATCTCCTGTCTCGGGGATGAAGTCTGTCGTCGTGAATGTCGTTGAGTTGTGCTCACTAAACGTTTCTCCTTCTACTTGTCGGACACCATTATAGTAGACTCTGAGAGATCCTGCCTGATATTCTTCGGGCAATTCGAAAGACGTATTTGAACCATCACATTGAGAAGAAAGATCTGCTTGTTTCATGTCTCCTCCTGTGCCGCCTGACTCGTTGATAAAAAATGCAAACCTGAACACACCTATAACTCCTCAAGCACTATCGAGATCTCTGCATTGCCCGACTTCGATGCAACGAAGATCGACTCAGGACGATTCTTTCCTCGTCCGAGTCTGAGCACGATATAATTGCTTTGTGGGACTGTCATTTTATGAGTCGGGATTGCTCCTCCGTCTGTGGCCCCGTTGCGACAGACATAGATCTCTTTTCCCTGCGCTCCGAGGCTGATCTGTGTAGCCGGAGAAGGGAGAAGAATCTCTGTCGTTGTTGTGTCTCCTGCTGTGAAGTTGTAGAATGCAGGATATACGTTTAGATTTCGAAGATCTTCGCTCATGATTGTCTCCTGTTGCGATTTTTCCATGCTTGCATAACCTTGTCACGATTGGCTGCATAAAACTCGGGATCTTTGAGAGCACGATCAAGAAAGCCCGGAGAGTCAGGAGCTGGGATTGCTCCGACGTTTGCTCTCGGAGCTGCTGCTTGTTCTCTCGGCTCAAGTGACTCTCCGAGAGACTGGAGTTGTGATGCTGTCGATGCTTCTTGCATGTCTCCAGGCTCTGCATTGTCTTCTCCGATCATTTTCAGAGCTTGCAAGTGTGGACGGATGGTTATCGGTGCTGTCTCTGGATTCTCTACTTGCTGATCAAGCCAGTCTGAGAGAGTCTGTCGCTCCTTGTCACTCTTACCTTTTTGCGCACGCTCAAAGCTCCATTCTATCGCCTCCACAAGATCGGGATCAGTCAGTCCATGCTTGGATATAGATTGGTATCGCTCGAATCGTTGCTCGGAGCTCTGGAGTCTCGTCTGCATCTCTGCGAGCTGCTGATTCAAGATGTCGACAGAAGACATTGCCTTCTCCGCTTTTGCGAGTCTGCTCTGTGCTTCTTCCAGTGCCTTCTCGGCTGTCGTTGCTCTCGTTGCTACCTTGCCGATTCTCTCTTTGATGATGTTTTCCATTTCTGATTTGAGGACATAAGTACGTCCTTCGTTTTCTATCTCTGTCATTGTAGTCTCCTATGAGGTTAGATTGAGTATTGAGCTCTTTCTGCTCGGATTCTCTCGAGCTCCTGCTTTGCTTCGATTGGATCAAGATCGGGATTCATGATCTGCATTGCATCGACTGGAGAGATAAGTCCTGCGCTTAATTTCTGGATGATGTCTTCTCGTTGTGCTCTCATCTCTTCCGGGGAAAGTCCGAGAGGAGTATATACGACTCTGTATCCTGTCTCGGGAAGATTGGCATTCAAAAAACGATTGCACAGCATCGCACATTTAGACAGCATCTCTTCATCTGCTCTTCGAAAGACAGGAGCATATCTGCGCTGTGCTTCTCGCTGTCCGTCGCGTGAAATACTAAGTGCATACCCCGATCTCGGATCTCCGCTTTGTCTCAAGACTTCGGAAGAGATTCCTGCTGCTGTCGCGACTCTGTATTCATACTTTGAGATACTCTCTAATAGCTTCTCGGGATCGCTATATGTGAAAGAACCGATCAGCGGCTGTCCTTGCATGTCTGGATCTGTTTGGAACATCAAGATAGAGCTTGGATCGGTAGAGATTGCAGATCTGCGTCCTGTCAAGTCTCCCTCTAGTTGGGATAGTCCTGCAAGATGCAATCCTGCTACATACTTCTGCGGCCAGCTATTGTCTCGGACACAATGCACATAGAACGAGAAGAGGACTGCTGCTGTCAAAGAACCGTATGCAAGCTGTGCAGCGTCAAAAGCGTTAAAGAGCTGTCCTGTCTTCTCGGCATGATACAAGACGACAGGGAGAAACGGGACTCCTTCCTTGCTGCGATAGGGATATGAGTCTCCTCGCATCGCTTCATGTCCCATGTATATCTCGCTCATATCCTTTCCGACTCCTCCGGCTGGAGTAGCTTCGAACATGCCAAACAAAGGAGCATTCGGATCTCTGATGTCTAGAATGTCCCAAACCCAGATAGCCTCGCCATTTTCTGGATTCATTCGCAGACGTAGTTCTTGATAATATAGAGGAATGTCGGGAGCATCTTCAGACGCTGCGCACACTACAAAGTCAGGAGAGACACAACGAAAGGACAGGCCGGGCACTCGTGCAACGTCTCCGGGAATATGAGGAGCAACGTCGACGCGCACAAACATTTCTCGAATACCGAGAGTCATCTGTTGGACCTTCTGCATGAGCTGAAAGTATCCTGCCTTTGATACATATCCATCACGTCCGACGAGCTCAGAGATGTCTCCTTCTCCGGTTATGTTTGGTTCTGAATGATAGAGCATCGCGAGCTGTCTTGTTACTTGCTCGATTGCGCAAGAGGACAAGTCAGAAGGCCCAAGAGCTTCTCTTCTGTCTGTCGGCAGATGTCGGAGCAGCTCGTCTTCTAAGTCTTGCTCCCATAGTCCGGTTAGCAGTCTTCGTCTCAGTGCGGAGTGCTCCCATCTTCGTTGATCGGAGTCTGTCGGAGCTTGCGGTTTTGGCGGTACGTTGTTGATATGCATTAGTACACCTTAATTTTTTGGGGAATCGTTGGCTTATAGTCCAGAATCGGAAGCAGTCCATATCTCAGACCGTCGATTGCGTGTCCGTAAGGATCTCGGGATCTTGCTGATTGTGTTCTTTTCATCGTCCAGCTCTGGATTGATTTTATCGTCTGCGCACATTCAGGACGAATCCAGAAATGCTTTCTTGACATGATTGCATGCAATATACTAGCACCAAAATACACAGAATGCCGTCCTTTTCTTGCTCGTCGTACAGTGAACGGTAGACCGCGCGGAGGATAGCCGAGAATGCTTTCGAAAGCTCTCATTAACATAATGTTACTCATTCGATACTGATCGCGGCCTCTGTGCTCTCCGTCTCCTGTCCAGATGGCAAGATTCGGATCGACTCCGTACTTTTTGAGCATCTCAAGAATCGCTTGTGCATGATGTTCGGGAGGAGCTTGTCCTGATGTATATTCTCCGAGCACGAAGATCCTCGGATTCTGAGGATCTCGCATATCGACACAAGAGAGAATCGCGACTTGTGATCCTGGATTCGATCCATGATCAATACCGACACAGAAGCGATAGTCTCCGCCTCTCGGGACAGGTTGCGAGCTGATCATATCTTCGGAGAAGTTTTCGAAGACGACTCCGATCGGAGCAACGTCAAAAGAGCCATTGATACGAGCTTCTCTGTCGTAAGGGAGATAGGCCTCTGTGATCTTGTCGATCTGCTCTTGTGACAGCAGGAATCCTTTCGGGAGTCCTATCGGAGTCGTTGCATCGACAGTCAAGGGAGCACGATGTGCAGATATGAGTCCTCTCTCTATCATCTCCTTGATATATGTCACGTCTACGCCACCGACTGGAGTGAGCGAGATTGCGACTGTCCCTCTCTTGCCTCCTGCGCCTCCTCGCGAAGTACGCGCGACAAGCTCGTTGAATGTAGACTGATCGACCGGCTCATCGATGCACACAAGATTTGCCGTTGCAGATGCCAATCCTAGTCCTTGATTCGCTGTTTTGATGCGAATGATTGATCCGTTTGTAAACTTGACAAGAGGAGCAAGACCGCGAAATCCTTTGCCTCTGACAAACTCGCAGCTCGGATCAAGCTCTTCTTTCGGGATCATGTCGTATAACTTCTGTTGTATCGTCCGAGATTGCTCGTGCGAGTGTGTGATGAGCCAGGCCTCTATCGGAGGAGGATCTGTTTTGTAGTGCGGATGCCGTCCGAGACAATGATAGAGTAACAGTGCGCATGTCGCTAGTGTCTTGCCGACTTGATTCCCTCCAATCAGTGCTTTGATTGGAGCTTTGTCTGCGAGATAATCACGCTGCGGAGGAGTAGGAGAGAAGTATCTCAAAGGATCATTCTCTGCTCTCTTTCGCAACCATGTCAGACGCTGCGCCATTCCTCCGAGACTATTCATTTGCGTCTCCAGAATAGATCAGTACAGAGTGTGCCGTCTCCTTGCTCGTTGCAGTATTGGATCATTGACATCGTGTTCTGTATATTGCTGATCTCTTCGCATTGCTTGCCGGATGTCTGCGAGTCGATTCCTCTTGAGTAGACAAGACAAGTCATCTCACGACAGAGCAGAAGTCCTTCTTGTGTCTTCGTCTGCTCAGGATTGCAGATCTCTTTGATCACGTCTAAGTCTGTCAGCTGCTTGATTACTTCTTGTTGTTTCGTTGCTGTTGTGTCTTCGATTGTTGGCTGTTTGTTCTCGAGTGCTTTTGCTCCTCCGACTCCCAAGAGGACACCTATCAAACCTGCAAGGATAATCTCTACCATTTTGATTGATTCCTCTCGTTTATTCTTTCGATGCACTGTATCCATGATTCTCCGTCCATATCAAAGACCAGCTTGATGTCATCTTCTTGCAATAACATGTCTTTGATGATTGCTGCAATTAGATCGTCGACTTGAAGATCTGTCACTGTCTGCTTATATATATGCAGATAGTTGCGGAGCGTTATTTTGTCTTTGTCCAGCTCCATAGTGAGCGCAGTCACAGCAGCGTTTTTTGTCGCTACCTTGTCGAGCATATAAAGGATTTGCCCCTCTAAGGTTGTGACATCAAGATCAACGATTCTCATACTGCATCCTCAAAGAGATTAAGCTGTGCATTCTCTCTCTTGTATTCTTCTTTTGCCCAATCAAGACGACCTTTGATTATTGGCAAGTATTCAGACGTTATCTCAATCCCGACAAAGTCGTATCCTTCAAGTATTGCTGCGCATCCTGTTGTGCCCGATCCGCAAAAAGTATCAAGAATCGTTGCTCCCTTCTGTCCTCCGATGAGTCTGCATAACCATCTCATGAGCTTGATCGGCTTGACTGTCGGATGAAAGTTTGCAACCTCTGGAGATTCTCGTCCGTCGAATCTCTCTCCTTGTCCGTCATTCAGACACATATTGCTCTTTGCTGTTCGTCTCTTCAGATGTTCAAGTCCTGCATCTCTCTCTGCTCTGCTCGGCTTTGCACATTGAAACAGGTTTGCGGGCCAACGGCCTTGATTGTTTTGTATGATCTCACCATTCCAATTATTGCTTTGAGTATTTCCAACCTCGTAAAAGTTTTTAGGCTTTGTTAATTTTGTTAGTGTTTGCTCTTGAGGCCCAACCCAACACGGATCACCATAACCAAAACGACAATTATCTATATTGATTGCTCCTGTCCCGTATTTCAAGACATTCTGTGCAACAGTCAATCCTTTCTCGATTGGCTTTCTAGCTAAGATTGCAGGTTCTATTGCTGGTTTGAGTGCTGTCCCGTATCCCTGCCATTTTTGCGCGTCTTTTGTTGCTGGAATTGTTATCTCTCCCTTTTGGCCTTGATGCTTAGAATACACAATAGACTTTTTATCACTTCTTGCTATTGACTGATCTACACCAACAACCTTACGAACCGCCCCTGCCTCACGATCAATCGCTTTGCTTATATCGTGCGACTTTGGAAATCCAGAGAAGTAACACCAGTTTATCGTGTCTCGTATCTCAAAGCCTGCATCCTCAATCGCGACTCCGAGACGATGCACTGTGCGAGTCGAAGAGAATGCGATGATGTATCCTCCTGGCTTCAGTACTCGCAGACATTCTCTAGCCCAATCAAGACCGGGGACAGAGCAGTCCCACTTCTTATTCATAAAGCCGATTCCATAAGGAGGATCAGTCACGATTGCATCGATTGAGCAAGATTCGAGCTCTTTCATTTTTTGGATGCAATCGCCTTCTAATATTTTGTAGTCTCTCAAGTCCTCCCACATATCAAGCCTTCTTGAGTGCAACGACATTTGAGCCGACAAGAGAATGCAGATCAGCTTGTACTCTTTGTCTCAAGATTGGAGGCAATGCAATAATCGTGTTGACGATCTCGCTCATGAGCTGCTCGTCTGTCATTCTCTCATGCGCGTCGACTGCTCCCTCTTCTGCATCGTATGCCTTCAGTGCTTGCATCATTGTCACGAGCTGTCTCTGTAATGCTGCGTATGCTTGCCATGATCCCGAGTCCTTTGCTTTTGTCATGGACTGCTTGAGCTCTGATATTTGGATGGTCAGCATGGTCCGATAATCAAGAGAGTCGGCTTTGTTCTGTGTCTCTTCTTCGACTTCGGGGATTGCGTGCTGTGCATCGTTTTTATATCCATGTCTCCGAGAGAGAAGCCACATTGCAGACTTGACATCTCCTTCCTGGATAGAGTGATTGATCGTCTCAAGCGCAGTCATTGCAGCATGAGCATCGGCAGCTCTGACATTTTCTGCGAAGGTCTTGAATAATTTTTGTGCTCTTGGCTGCTCTCCTTTCGCAATCCATTTGTAAATTGTTGATCGTCCGACTCCGGCAACGTCTGCCGCAATCTGCATTGTCGCGCCCGCTTTGAGCGCTTTGATTATTTTGTCTTGGGTTGCTTGTAGTTTTTTGCTCATGTAGTCTCCAATATTTTTTGAAAAAAATCTGCACGTTTCTCTAAAAGGCCGCGGTACGCGCAGTGCGGGGGGTATGTAGCTAGACACATGGACTATATTTGTCTGCGTCGTAGCCGAGGAATCGTCCTTGCAATCGGTTCTGTGCGCAGTCTTGACTCCAGTTCTTGCGCTGTCTCCGGCTCTCCTGTCCTCTTTGCTTTCAGCTTGGCACGACGAGCAAGGAGCTCTGCTCTCTGCATTCTCTTCTTGTCCTGCTCTGCCTTCTGTCGGAGTCGAGTCGCTGCTGCAATGACAGCCTTCTCGATTGCTATGTCTTGAGCAGACTTCTTCCCGACTGCTCTGACGTTATCGATCTTGACTGTGAGCTCTCCGTCTTTAAACATACGAAATGCGGCTGCAGTCGCTCTCTCTTTGTTGAGTCCTTGCATCCTGAGCTCGTCGATTCTCTGACTGATCGCTCTGTTCTCTGATACGGTCCTATTCTTCTTCGCTCTGCTCACTTCTTGCTCTTCTTCTTGCTTGTTGCTGTGCGAGTGCCTCTCTTTGGCTTGCTCGGCTTCTTCTTCTTGGTATTATTGACCATCTTCTTTACTGTAGCCTTTCGTGTTGTTTTGTGCATAATCTGCTCCTTTTACTGCTATAATTATACCGATATGATATAGAATGTGCAACAAAATGAGGAAAAGATGCCGAAATATAAAGTCCCACCGAATATAGTCAAGATAGCCCAGCGCGCGATTGACTACAACCTGAGTCTGCCAATGTCACGACGAGCTGCATACAAAGACGAAGGAAAGAAGAGAGTGCCCGGAACCGGAATGCGAACAGCTCGACGTTTAGCATCTGGAGCAATCGATGAGCAGCAGATGATTCTCATGCGTGCATGGTTTGCTCGTCATGCTGAGTCTCCAGGGGAGAAGGAAGCAAGACGCGACAAGACAAGCAAAGCCGCTATAGCTTGGGCACTGTGGGGAGGATCTCCGGCTCAAAGATGGGTCAAGTCAAAGATACGAGAGCTCGAGAGAGCAAGAGAAAAAAAGAATAAATAGGAGTAACTATGCCAATCAGAATAACAGGAGCACAAACAACAGTGCCCGGAGAAATACTTGCATCTGTCGTCGGAGATCCTGCGAATACTTCAACAGTCAATGTCTCGACATCCTTTGCAAACTTTCTTACAAATATGTCTTTTAAAGCTGATCGAAGAGCTGCTGTCATATCCGCTTATTTTTGGATAGAAAAGACGACATCGACATCTGATCAGGAGATCATCGTCAGACTGACAGAGTCGGGTAACATTGTAGCGAATAGCGCGAGAAGATTCCATGTCTTTACAGAGCCATCGTCTGCACAGATGATTCTCTGTCAGTGGAGTGTAGAGCTCACAGACGGGAACAATTACTCATACCGTCCACAAATCGCGAAAGGATCAAGCAGTCAGACAATCAATGTCAGAGCCGGAGGGGAGTATCCAATGTATCTATTTCAGGCTATCGGACTGTAGAGAAAAGAAGAACAGCCGAGATTATTCTCGGCTCTTTGCTCTTGTTACTCCTTGCGTTATTCGCTTTCGTGAAGTGTTCTCATGAGGATTGTGTGTGGGTTGCTGTTCCATGATCTCCAGTCTGCGAGAGAGTAGAGCTTTGATCCGTCCTTCATGACTACAATGATTCTCTTGATAGTCTTGCTGCCTCTGGTGACATTCACCCAGTATGCTTTTTTCATGATGTTGCTCAGTCCGCCTTCGTATCCCTTGAAAGGATGAGCTGCTTCTCTCTGCATTGTTTGGAATCCGCGAAGAGTGAGAGTGTATTTGTATTGTGCTTTCATGATAGTCTCCTGTGTTGTTGTTGTTTATACTTCTATTATAGCCGATGTTTTCAGACTGTCAACAAAATAATAATCTTTTCTTTGTTTTGTTTTCAGATTGACAACATATAGAGATCATGTCATACTATATGTACAAACAAACAACAGGAGACAACATGCTCAAGCAAGCGAACATCGAAATCATACAGCTCAATCTTTCCGGTTTATTCGATCAGCTCAAAGAAGAAACAACATGGGAGCAGAAAGAGATTCGATTCATGGGCAAGACATACATGCAACCAAGATTGACAGCATGGTTCGGATCAAGCGAATACACATACAGCGGAATAAATCACAAAGCCCAAGAGATGACGGAGCTTCTGATCAGATTGAAGAAGATTGCAGAAGAGAAAGCAGGCTGTCAATTCAATAGCGTACTTTTGAATTATTATCGAGATGGCAACGACAGCGTGTTTTGGCACAGCGACGACGAGAAAGAATTAGGAGAAGATCCGATTATCGCATCGATGAGCTTCGGAGGAACAAGAAAGTTTAAGCTCAAAGCCAAAGACAAGAGCGACAAGCGCGACATTCTTTTGACTGACGGATCGCTGCTCATCATGGGATCAGGAACACAAAGAAACTATTTGCACAGCATCCCGAAGAGCAAGACATACACAGAGCCGAGAATAAACATCACATTCAGAAAAATTCTCTCATAGTCCAGAGCAAAGAATCAAACCGAGCTGTCACTCTTCGTCTGCTCCTGTGAGACGAGGACATTGTAACACAAAAAAAAGAGGCCCGAGCAAGTCAAGTGTCGGGCCTCTTAGCGTGTCAAAGTATCTGTATCTTAATCTTCTTTGTCTGTATCGGCAAGTGATAAAAGAACAGGAAGTGAAAATAATGTGCCGAGTGCCATCGCGATGATGATGAAAGGACGCGCTGCTTGTCCGAGCTCGATTATCGTCTGCATTGTTGCGCCCCGGCTTTGAGAAGTTCGCTTGTCGTTACCTTTCCATATCGTGTGACTAGTTGACGATATGCTCTCTCGTCTCCGGATAGTGCTTTGTATACCAGTTGTTTAATGTCTATCATTTTTTTGCTCCCTTAATAGCCGTGAATATTTCTGTAAGGTTTGGATTTTTGATAATGCCTTGTAAAGGATAGCAAGGTTTGCACATGATACGAGACGGACCCTCTACCATCAAAGAGCGAGATACTGAAGTCTTTGATTGTCCGTTTTGCTCCTTTGCTGATGTCTGTGTGTACAGCAGTCCAACAAAATTAAAATACTGTGCAATCTCTCCTCCTGTCTTCTTGCCATCAAAAGCAGGTTTTAAGTGACGCTCTCCTGATGTCTCGTCAATGTTCGTTTCGAGAAGACAAACTCCGACAATGTTCTTTTGCAAATTGCGTATACGACGTGCAAGACTTCTCATGCTGTCGGCAAGCTTTCCCCAGTCTTGCAATTTCATCTGAGTCTTTCCTCCATTAGTTAATTGATCTCTGATCAGTCTCTGCATCTCCGTGAAGGAATCAATGACGATTGTATCATATTGTGCCCAGTTGTCAGGGTTGTCTGAGATGTCTCGGAGTATCTCAGCTAGGAGCATTGCACTATCGATATGAATGATGTCTGCTCCTGGATTGCTGTGCATGATTGACGCTTGTCCGTTAAGTTCTGTCAGTAAGAAAAGAGGCTTTGGAGCTGTAGCCGCCAAGAATGATTTTCCTGCACCTGAGTCTCCATAGATCAAAGCTTTGATCTTCGTTTGTTGTTTTGCTTTTCCTGCGTTGATTATTTTGTACTTCATTGTAGTCTCCTGTTATTAATGATTGTTTATGAAGTTGCGTACTAGTTGAATGATTATACCTTCGCTTGTTGTTGTGATTGTTCGATGTATTGTATATGCTGATTGATTAGGGTTTTTAATAACTTTTTGTACTTTAATCTCAAAAGACCCATCAGTATATTTCAGTACATGTCCTGCTTTTCTTCCATTGATAAAAATATCTTTTAGTCCGCAAAAGTCATATTTGTTTGAGAGTTCGATAGTCATGATGTTGTCTCCTTGTGTTGTTTGCATCATGTAAACAATATGCCCGATTGTTTTCGATGTGTCAACAAAATAATGTATTTTTTATGCTTTTTCTTGTCGAAAGTTGGACGCGTCCACCTTTTGGCCACTTGCGTCCACTTTTTTGATTTGCGATAATATAGGTTGTTCCTACCTTTTTTCTGTCCGTCCAAGAAGTCCACTCTTTTTTTCTAAAACTTTCTGAGAAAAATATAATTATAAAGTTTATAGAAAAACTATGGACTTTGTGGACGCAATAAAAAAAGCTAGGTTATCCCTAGGTTAT